ACAGTGTCGAACGCTGGTGCGATGATGCTGTTGGGGGTGGGTGCCTGATGGCTGTGACGTCTGCCGGCACAATCAGCCCCACAAGCATTCTCGCGAACACCGGCACGCATGACATCACGTTGACGTGGTATGAGGACGGCACCGCAGTTGATGTCGGTACGGTCACGATCGGGATCGTGGACGAAGCCGGCGACACGGTAGTCGCCGCTGCGACCGCGGTGACAACTGACGGCGCCGACGGAACGTACATGTACCGTTTGGCGACTCAGACGCAAGTGAACAATTTGACGATTACGTGGACTGAGTCGGGTGGCGAGTTCATTTCGACGCGGCTCGAGGTGCGCGGTAATCATCTGTTCACGGAAGCGGAAGCGCGGGCGTTCCATGGTTCCGATTTGACGAGCGCGACGACATATCCGGATGCGGATATTGCTGCGGCGCGTGACCGGATCATGGACGAATTCGAACAAATCTGTGGCGTTAGTTTTGTTAGACGGTATGCGAGGGAGTCTGTGGCGGGTAACGGTGGCCGCGTCCTGTGGTTGGGCCGTCCGCATATCCGGACGCTGATTGGGGCGACTGTGTCTGGGACGTCGGTGACGGTGGCGAATGTGGTTGTTGATCCTGTTGTTTCGCAGTTGACGCGAACGGACGGGGTGTGGTCCAGCGCGACCGTCTCATCTCCCGTGAACGTAGTGGTGGAATACGAGCACGGACATGAGACGGTCCCTGGTGACATCAAACGCGCAGCGCTCGTTCTACTCCGCACACACTTGGTCAAAGACCAGGTTGGTGCTGGCCTGTCCGATCGGGCCGTGTCGTTGACGGATGAGGTCGGGACTGTCAGGTTGTCGATGCCGAGTCCGCGGTTTGGCCAGTGGTACGGGATCCCGTTTGTGGACACGACACTTAGACGGTATTCGTTGCTGTCGCCGGTGTTCTAAATGGCGAACATGGATTTTGGGACGTTCATGGACACTCTCAAAACACGCCTAGAAGCAAGGGCGGGGCTGAATGGTGTTTCGATACAGACGCGGCCGTTCAATCCGGACACGGAGCCGCTGGAGGGCATACAGTTGGAGTCTATGCGTGGCGGGCATGAACATTTCGCGATGACGCCTTCGTTTCGGGATGACGCCACATTGTCGGGGAAGGCGTGGGCTCAGACAACGGACGCTGCAGCGGAACCTGGGAAAGCATCCAGGGATCGTGTGATTGCGTTGATGGATCAGTTGGTGTCGGAGATCATTGACACGACGTCATTGATTTACACGACGGGTGCGGTGTCGGACGTGTGGTTGGATTCTTGGGATTATGAGTTGCAGGCTACGGATCCGCCGGGGTGGCGTGCCGTCATTGATTTCGAGCTCGCCGTTATCGACCTGTCGATTTAGGAAAAGAGATTCTTTGTATGGCTGATGTGTATTCGAACGCGTCTGGAGGCGTGTTGAATTTCGGGTCGTTCCGGGTTGAACCGGGCGGCAAGTTCAAAGCCGACGACGTGCCGGATGGTTTCAACGTTTCAGCGTTGGTGAAGTCGGGGCATGTCCGGCTGGCGCCGAAACTGAAGAGAGTCAGGAAGGTGAAGCGTGGCGACGACGGTATTTAAGAACGCGAAACTGTATGTCGACGCGTATGACCTGTCGACTGACATCAATCAGCACAGTGTGACGGTGAATGTTGACGCTGTGGAGAACACGACGTTCGGATCGGACTCGAGGACGTATCTGCCGGGGTTGATGACAACAACGCATCAACACAACGGTTACTTCGACTCTGATGGCACGAACGAACCTGATGACGTTCTCGACGGGAACGTTTCGTTGATTGTGACGGTGGCGCCAACCACCGGAGCGAACGGCGAGCCGGCATATATCACACAGTCGGTTCGTACTGATTATTCGGTGTTGGAAGGTTCGGTTGGTGACATTGCTGGGTTTGCGTTCACGGGTCAGGGCACCGGCCAGCACGCACGAGGCACAATTCTGAACACGGCGAACACAGCGGTCACCGTGACCGGCACCGGCACGGCTTATCAGGTTGGTGCTATCGCTGCGACGGAGACGGGGTATGCGGCTTTGCATGTTGTGTCGGCGTCGGCGTCGGATACGTTGGATGTTGTGGTTCAGTCTGATGACGCGGAGGGGTTCCCTTCTGCGACGGCGCGTATCACGTTCACGCAGGCGACCGCGGCGACGGCTGAGTGGTCGTCTGTTGCTGGCGCGGTGACTGACGATTGGTGGCGTGTCAGTCACACTGTCGCGGGTGACGGCGGCGAGTCGTTTCTGTATGTAGTCACGTTCGGGATTGTATAAGCAAGGGTAAGACTCCCTGTGGTGGGCGGGTCTTTTTCAAGTAAAGGTAGGGCATCGCTTTGGCTACGCAAGTACTCAAGAACGCGCACTTCACCATTAACTCTGTGGACTTGAGTGCGCACGTAAATCAAATCAGTTTGTCGTTGACGACTGACAGTCCGGAAGACACCGCGATGGCGGACAACGCCCGCTCGTTTCTTCCCGGTTTGAACAACGCCACAATCACGGTCAGTCTCAACGCTGACTATGCGGCGTCGCAAACAGACGCCACCCTGTGGGCAATTTACAGCGGGGCGGCCGCGGTCGCGTTCATTATCCGCCCGGCAGCGACAGCCGTTTCGACATCGAACCCGAACTACACCGGTTCCTGCGTGTTGACAGATTTCGGGACCGTTGACGGTTCTGTTGGTGACACGGCTGGGCAGTCGGCGACGTTCCAGGTTACTGGTGACGTAGCAAGGGCGACTTCGTAGGTTGGCTAAGGAAGTCGGGATTCGTATTGAGGGTATGCGCGAATTCCGTGGCGAACTGCGACGTGCTGATGGCAACTTCCCGAAAGAGTTGCGGTTAGCGAATAAGCAGGCCGTCGCAGACGTCGCCGTGCCAAAAGTGAAAGCGAACGCTCCGGTGTTGTCTGGCGCGTTGCGCGGTTCGGTCAGGGCGTTGGCGTCACAAACCCGCGCGCAAGTCGCGGTCGGTAAAGCGTCGGTGCCTTATGTGTTCCCTATCAACTTCGGGTGGCCGTCGCGTGGCATCAAGGCACAGGAGTTCGTGTATTCGTCGTTGGCGAAAGCGTCGGATGAGTTGACGGAGAAGTATGGCGACATGATCGACAGGTTGATGCGTAGGGCGTTCAATTCGTAGACAGGGAGGCGCATAGTTTTGGCTGCTATTGATTTCGGTCAAGTGACCGGCAGGGAAATGATCGAGTTCGAGCGGGTCACAGAGTTAACGTTTTCGGAGGTTGCGCACCAGGCCGAAGAACAGAAGTTGTCTGCTGCGGCGACGCTCGGGTTGGCGTATCTGATGCGCCGACGCGACCACCCGGACACGGTGTGGGATGAGTTCATTGACGAGGGTATTGATGATTCTTTGGCGCTCCTCGCAGCAGCGGATGACGATACAGATGAAGACGGGGAGGGCTCCCCAAACTGACAGACGCCCGTGACTGGTGGAGACACACCTGGTTGCGGGCGTTCGCCGCGTACGGGCCAATCGCGTTCGATGAGTGGCTCGAGTTGTCGGTGTCTGACGTGACAGCCTTGATGGACGCCTTGGAGAAATAGGGTATGGCGAAGCAACGCACATTGAAAGTCACAATCGTTGGTGACTCTTCGTCAGCGAAGCGGGCGTTCCGCGAAGCCGAAGGGTCGGCGGGCCGTTTCGCTGGCGCCGTCAAGACCGGCGCGAAAGCCGGCACGCTCGCGGTCGCCGCGTTCAGTGCCAAATCTGTCGTTGAGTTCGCTGGCTTCGAAAAGGGCATGAACGAAGTGTTCACGTTGTTGCCGAACATTTCGGGCGACGCGATGGACGAAATGTCTGACCAGGTGTTGGATATCGCTAAGGATTTCGGGGTGATGCCGGCCGAAGTGATACCGGCTTTGTATCAGGCGTTGTCTGCTGGTGTCCCGCCGGGCAACGTGTTCGAGTTCATGGAAACCGCGATACGGTCATCCATCGGTGGTGTCACGAATCTTGAGACGTCGGTTGACGGTATCACGTCGGTCGTGAACGCTTTCGGGTCTGAGGTTATAACAGCGGCCGAAGCGTCGGATGTGATGTTCACGACGGTCCGTTTGGGTAAGACAACGTTCGACGAGTTGGCTGAACGGTTGTTCCAGGTGAACCCGGTAGCTGCTGGTTTGGGTGTGACGTTCGGTGAGGTCGGCGCGGCGATGGCTGCGTTAACTGCGCAGGGTGTCCCAACGAGGGTGGCGGCTACGCAGATCCGGACCGCAATGTTGGAGCTCGGCAAAGAAGGCACAACAGCGTCTGACATTTTCCAAGAGATCACCGGGCAGACGTTCCCTGACTTTATCGCCGGTGGCGGGACGTTCGCTGATGCGTTGAACATTATGCGAACTCACGCCGACGACATG